TCTTCTTCCTTTTCTTGTACAGCAGGCTCCTCGCCCATCGATGATTCGTCTTCATCGATATCATCCGCATGATGATGGACTTTCTTAGCAGGTCGAGCAGCTTCTTCCTTTTCATCTGCCTGTTGCTTCTTCACGGGAGTAGTTAGCTTGCGAACAGGTTGTTCTTCTTCCTTCTCAGTGTCACCCTTCTTGGCTTTTGCATCTAGCTCGATGGCCTTTGCAAGCCATTCTTCGACTTCTTCGTGGCTTGGTGCTTCTGGGATTACGTCAATGGTGTCGTAGTCATATTGCTCCACTACCAGATCAGAGAAGAACTCCAGTTCATCGTCATCAATCTGCTTACGGGCGAAATAGCTGTTGGTGTAGTCTGCATAGCCACCGCCATTCAGGGTCTTCTTCAGGAAGAACGGAGTGCTGCAAATTTCATCTTCTTCAAGAACGCCCTCGGTGATGGCTTCCTTGATGATGTTCTCAACTGCATACGGAACAAAAAGCAGTTTGACCTGATTCTTGTCCGGGGCTTCTGCGATCTCGATAGGAGATTCCAGAACGATGCAGGACATGAGCAGATAGTCACGAGCAAACCAGCGCTTGGCTTCGTCCTTGTGTTCCTTCAGACCGCTCTCACGATGCAGGTTAAGGAACTCAAAGCCCTTTTCACAAGCAGGGCAATTCTCGCCTGCTGCTTCATGGAGGCAACGAACACTACCAACGCCCGGTACTTTCAGGTTAGGACCATGCTTGCGGAATTTGGTCCACAGATTGCCGTTGGTGTCCGGTACGATAAGCAGCTTGATCTTCTCGCCTTCTTTCAGGTCATAGTAGTTCAGGAAACGCTTATCTTGCTTCTTCTCGCGCTTGTTCTCGTTTTCGATCTGCTGCTTCAGGTTGCTTTTCAGTTTCAGTTTCAGGTTAAGAGCCATGTTGATTATTTCCTTAAAAAGTTATGGTATGTTTGCTTAATGTGTTGTGCTCATAAGATGCCTTTTTGAAGAGGCATCTTATTTATTACGCCGTTTCAGTATACTCTCAACGAGAGACTGGTGCAACCAGAATATTGATTCCGCTAAGATCGAAGACTGCGATACCATACTCGGTGATGGTGAATCGACATTCCTTACTGTTGGAATCAAGAGCCTGTTTCATCACCCGCTGGAACGGACTCACTTCCCATGATACAGCACGAATATCGGGGAAGTCAACATCAAGTTCATCGCTGAACGTGTCATCTTCGCCATCAAAGATGGAGAAGGTGGCAACGTTGTCTTTAACTGCAATACTGACAGTTCGCTCTGCTTTTGAACCAGTAAAGGACATTGCAGAGACTGCCTGAGTTACATGATCAACGTATTCGCTATTAAACACGATGCTGTTGGTGATGTCAAGATCACCGGGGACTTTCTTAGGAACGCTGAGAGAACTGGGTTCTGCACACTTATAAGAAGCCTTCTTGCGACCTTGTTTGATCATGATATCAACAACCCTGCCATCACGAGCTTCGACCTCGATGACAGCTTTGGCAGTTTCAAACAGATTCAGACGAGACAGAAGACCCCGAACACTCTGAATGCCAAGAGGATATTCAACCAGAGTATCATCGACGATATCATAAACGATGACGTTCAGATCCTTATTAGCACCTCGTACAAGTGTACCACCATCAACAGGTTCTAGAACCGCCTCGTCAATACCAACCGAAGTCAGAGCCTCAAGCAGTACCTTGATACTTGTCATATCCATTAAGAATTTACCTCCTCGTTATGTTCTGCGACCATGATAACAGGGTCTGGTGCGTTAATCAACTCTTTGTTCAGTAGATCAAGAGACGGGCCAGATCCAAGAAGGGTTCGATTGGAGTAGTGACTACCAAAAGAAGACCCAATGCGCGCCTCAAGAGGAGAACCGGCAACGAACCTGCCTTGAGTGATGGTCACCCAATGATTCTTACCACACTGAATGCGAATGGTGTCCTTAACCCTCTTAATCTGATACACCCCGACTGGCATGATTGCCGATGCGTCATGATGTTCAAGGTATTTTAAACTCTTTCCCACCCGACGTAAAGAGGGTAGAAAGAACAGCATTGCCGTCTTTCTTACCACGCTCTAGTCGCCAAGCAGGAAAGCAAATTTCTTCGCCAAGGAACTCAATCGGTTCTTGTTCTTCCTGTTGTTTGATTTTTTCAAGTAGCTTCCCCTTCCAGATACGATAAAGGGATACTAGATATTCAATGGTCATGTAGACATTCATTTGTTTCCTCCGTTGTAAAAAAACGATAATAGCATGCATATGAGCAATCTGTCAACGCTTGAGAGCAGCAGCCAGCTTGGCCTTGCCGTTCAGTTTTGGTTTTGGCTGATCCTCGGAGGAATCACCGGGCTTTTTCTTCACAAGAGGAGAAGAATGATTGCTCTTCCCGCTCATACCGTTAAAGGGGGTGCCCGCAATCCTAAGAGTTTTTGGGTCACGATATAGGACAACCGGCTTGGTAGTCTTAGCACCGTTACGGATCTTCATCTGAACAGCCTGTACCTGATTGTTATCGATATCCTGTTCTGTTGCAACAAGACCAATAGCCCAGTCAGCTGCGTTGATAACCGAGATGCCACCAGCAACATGCTGTGGGCCTAGATTGGTTACATCATAGCCGTCTCGGTTAATCTGACCAGCAGTGAACCCGTATATATCATACTCGGCACAAAGATCTCGAACTCCGAATGCCTTAATCTCATCCTCGTCAAATTTGTTCATACCCTTGGTGCGTGTTCCACCCATAAGACCGAGATAGTCCACAATAAGGGCATCTGGGTAGAATCCATACTTGAGGTGATATTCCATCACAACAGCCCGTATATCGCCCGGAGAGGTGCCGTAGGGCATCTTCTTGGTGGTAATCATGCCACACCCCTCCTGCATGGTGAGGAGGGCGTCAGAGATCTCTCTGGCGAGCTGAGAGTGCTCTGCAATGGCCATACCAGTCATAATGGAGTCCATCCGCTTGGAGTACAGTTCCTCGTTCAGCTCAAGACTGATAATAAGCACATTCAATTGCTGTAGTGATAGGTTTCGTGCAATGTTTGCAAGGGTAACCGACTTACCACCAGCAGTAGAGGCGAAGAACACTCCAAGCTCTCCACGTCGAATCTTGCCAATCAGTTCATCCACTTCTGGGATGCCACAAGATCGTTCGTCTACGTTCTCCGCCATTCCGGTGATGCGGGAATAAGGATCATCAAACAGGTTGGTGCCCACTGCACTATCAAGGCGAACAAGAAGAGCCTTACGAACCAGTTCCTGAACAGCATTGTGATCACCGGAGTTGATGTGATCAACAGATGCAAGAATGGCCTCCGTCATTGCAGCATTCTTACAATGTTGCTCAAATTCGTCTAGAAAGTATGAGATATCCCCTTCGTCCATTTCTCGATCACGAAGAACAACTCCAGTGTCCGCCTCGATCATATCGACTTTTGGCAGCTGGTGATGCTTCTCGAAATACGAAACAATGAACTCAGCCACCCTGTCTAGGGGAGCCTCAAAGTAGGACGGTTTCATAATACGAACAGTCTTCACAAAAACCGTTCTATCGGAAAGCAGGTACTCAAGCAGTAATTGCTGTTTCTTGTCTACTACGTCAGACATAGATCCTCTCTTTTAGTCTATTTCATACCCCAGATCCCCGCCTTCAGCTTTGCCTCTGTAGGGTCCGTGATGGTTGTGTCGATTATACGCCTAGCAACTACCAACTGTCCATAGCGGAGGACCGCCTCATTCAAGTCCTTTTCCTCCCACATTGGGATGCTGATCTTCCATCCATACTTATGAAACTGCGACAGGTACATGTTGCCCCCTGTCCTGTCTGGTAACATGATCACCTCCCTACCTTTAAGGAAGTATGCCTGTTGTGGTGTAATTCGTTTCCCGAGGGTAGCCACTGCATTAGGAAAGCATTTGGCGTCAATGCCACCTTCGACCACAATCACCGGGTCATATACCTTTCTGTTTGGCATGTAAAGGATATTTGAGTTACCCCCAAAGATGGAAACATATCCCCCCGACTTGGGGATCATATTTATGCCGACAAGTTGATTGCCATTGAACATGGCGAACCCAAACAGACCCTTATATTGACCATCGACCCCAATAACTGTGTCCTTGGTTGTGCAGTGTCTTGACTCAAAATACTCCCTGCTTGCTACCTGCAATGACTTTGGTGCTTTGTCAAAGAAAACAACCCCGTCAGGAAGTTTGATGTTGTTATAGGAGTGTTTCTCGTATAACGGATTCTCGTCTTCAATAAGAGATTGCAGGCTTCCTTTCTTCTTTGCTACCAGAAGATTAACCGGAATCTGAATGCCCATAACCCGCATCAGATTCTTGAACTTCTTGCTTACATACTCGCCATTATGAAAGGCACACGAAGCATCGCATTTGCCGCGAAAGCAGTTGTAGTGAATCTCTGTGTCGGTAAACAAGAAGCCACCCGTTCTTGTTCTTGTTTCATTACACACGGGACAGTTGATGGAGTACCACCCCGTTGCTTCTTGTCTGTCAAGACGTGCCCTGATGTCCGCAGTTAGCATGTCAAAATGGTTACTACTCATTGATTATCCTCCTGATAAATAATTCAAATAAGGAGACTTCAAATGGAATCACCCCTGCTGGATCAGCTACATATGAAAAACAAAACCATGTCTGGTGTCATTGACTATGTAAACGCCAAGTACATCATGTTCTTTGACCTTGGGAAGAATGAAGATCCGGCGATTGTATCCATCGTTCTACTGTGGCGTATGCATTATAGCCACATCCGTTTTTCTATCTTCAAAGAATTGTACTTCAAGCATCTTGATATTGCAACCCCTGTTCTCATAAACAAAAAGAGCGTCTGCCTTGGTCGCCAATACAGCATGGACAAACCAAAGAGACGCACCGAGAAGGTTCACCAGAAGATTCCGGTTGCATGAGTTTTATTGAGGATTGCCACGATCATCATCGCATACGAAACGGCATGGCTTTTCTTAAAGAAGATTCCTTCTTTTGGTCGCTGATATAGGGTTCTTCTTGTACTTGTTCTATTCTCAAGATAAGAATCGATTAGATGGGTCTTTCCCGGCCTTACCAGCGCAAGGCAATCCGCCAGCTCGATGATAGAGGTTGGTGCTACTTTCTCAACGAGATCAAAGTGTTTTGACAGATGCGGAAGTTTCTCCACCACCTTTCTTTTCTTGAGAAGATCCCATTCTGGTTCTATGTTCGCATTCTTCAGTAGATCGTCTTTATCCACAAATGCATCATACGATGTGTTTGTTAGGATATCAACCTTAAAAAGACCTACTCCATCCCCTCGCATATAGTCAAAGGCCGCATGGCCAGTCATCCCATCAACGGGAACTGGTTCTATATAAACACCGGACGGGTGAACTAACACCCGTCCGGTTTCTTCATTGTAGATAGCAGCCCGAGTACCATATGCTTCTCTGTTGATTGACGAACATACGTCAATGTCAACGTCAAAGCTACGTCTCGTCAAGTATCACCCCGCGATTTGATTATAAGCAGACTCGAAGTTATCCAACACGTTCTCCCGAACAGTCTCAAACATATCATACCCTCGCAGATACTTATCAACAAGTTCACTTGGCACGGCAGATCCCCTCATGAGAATAGAATGACCCAGAAGAATCTCCTCCGTGGTTTCATATCCTTCCGAATATAGATATTCGACAACGGAATGCAACGCAAGATTCAGAGAACTTGTTGTCATTTCTGTTAGCAGATAGAACGGTTCCGTATCGGCGTCCCGCACGCCGTTCTCAAACTTCTTGCGAACCTCCTCGATTCGACTCATCGGATTGCCTCGTATAACTGCTGGAGGCGTAGTTGATAGTCCATCGGCAATGCTTCCATTCGTTCAACAAATGGGAAGGTTGCTTCTTTTGCAATGAAAATAGCGCCGATCTTTGCCTTCTCGATACTGCGAACCAAGAAGTCGTCGTCTTCCATGAGAAGATCCTTATACCGCTGATAATACAACTCAGAAGGCATCAGCTCATGCTTGTGTGCGAATAGACGAAACTCTCGCAGGGTATCATCCTTAATGCCCTCCGACAGGATAGCATTCACCTGCTCGATGCCTTTGATCTCATTCAGCCACGACACATATATGTCAGTGCTGAAAACCTCATTAAGAGAACAGTACATTGAGAAACGAACCACCGGGTTGTACATCGGCGATTTTCGGAAGATGTTCAGAGTCACCCGAGCATTTGGATTCAAAGCAGAAACAAGGGTTTTATACAGGGTATATGCCTTGGTTTCGTGCATGGTATCCTTGACCAGATCAAACAACTTATAGCAGTCCTTTCGCTCCATGTGCTTCTGGGCTGCTTTCAGAGTCTTATATACCTTACCACACACACCACATACATGAAGACCATTTTGGTGCGAAGTCACACCTTTGTCATACATAGCATCAATTTCGTTGATAACGTTTAGACTACTCACCGAACAACTCCTTTATGTATTCAATTTCTTCTTTTGTCAGCATCTTGCGGATATCGCGTGCTTCGCGCATACCACATTCGTAGTATCTGGCAATCAACTTGAGACTCTTCACCTCGTCCCCCGTCGTGGTTTTGACGAACTTGTATCGAGTATCCCCTAGCTCTGAATTTGCATGAATGATCAGCTTCAGAAGTAGTCGTGGATGCTTGCCGAGAGAGAACAGGTAGTCGTTGCAATACATATCAGTGAGGAT